CAATGGTAGTTGTCAACCCAGATTCATATCAATGGTTTGAATCACCACGCTTCCAGCTACGCACTAACGTAAACAGCGATGGAACAATTGACTTGCTGTACTACGGCTATGGTGCATTAGCTACCAAAGTTGGCGCTGGTGCAAACTGGTTCAACAAGTCCTGATCTAACTAACTAGATCGTAGAGTTACCCCGGCGCACAGCCCTTGCGCCGGGGCTAACATTAGAAAGGAAAGACAATGCCTGCAACATACGTAACTGAAGCGGAACTGCGTTCTGCCCTTGGCATTGGTGCTTTATACAGCTCAGCAGTAGTGGAAGAATGCTGCCAAGCAGCAGAAAACATTGTAAAAGACAAGCTATGGTTTAATGACCAATCTGTTGTAGCCCTAGAAGGATTTGGCACATACGGCAAGATTTTCTTACCTAGCACAGAAAAACAATTTTACGTAGGCCAAACAGTAACAGTAGAAAACGTGCGCCAGCATTTCAATGGCAATAAGACGTTAACCGCTGTAAATGGCCACTCACTAACTTTTGATTTAAATCAATCTGTAACAGAGCCTTATCATCAAGTAGTGCCTTATGGTCGCGTTTACGCTTCTACTAACATTGATTACGAAACATTACCTGAAGTAAACCTAGCATCTCTAATGATTGCTGTTGACATTTGGCAGGCTCGTCAAGCTTCAAACGCTGGTGGCATTTCACCAGACTTTCAACCTTCGCCGTATCGCATGGGCAATACTCTAATGGCACGTGTTCGCGGTTTACTTGCGGATCACTTAGCGCCGGGCGGTCAAGTAGGATAATGTCAGCAATCTCTACCCTACGAGGAACAATCGCTACCGCGCTAACTGACAATACGGCGTGGCAGGTGTTTTCCTTCCCACCTGCCACACCGCTTGCTAATAGCATCGTGGTGCAGCCTGGTGATCCTTATATTGAGCCAAGCAATGATCATTACAAAGCAATTAAGCCTAAGGTCAACTTCAAACTCATAGTGCTAACCCCTATGTTTGATAACCAAGGCAACTTAATTAACATTGAAGATTATTACCTGAATATAGTAAATAAGCTGGAAGCATCATCAATTGCCTATACAATTGGAACTTTCAGCGCCCCAGCAGTCTTAACCGGAACAGCAGGCGATTTGTTGTCCGGTGAAGTATCAATCAGCGTTCTATCCGATTGGAGTTAATATGGCTGATAATGACAAAGAGCGTGAGGCTTTTCTGATCAAGATTGGTCAGGTTGCCCCTAGCGCAGAAAAGAAAGAACCAAAACCAACAAAGAAAGATGAGGAGTAATCGTGGCGATTACGCTTAATAATAAGGTCGGATTGAAAATCAACGCGATTGACCTATCCGATCATTGCACATCAGTAACACTAAATCAGACAGCAGATGAGCTGGAAGTAACCGCCATGGGCGATTCTTCACACAAGTTTGTCAAGGGATTGGAATCAGCTACCCTTACTGTTTCATTTCTCAATGACCAAGCAGCTGCCTCAGTATTAGACACATTGTCAGATGCTTTTGGTACAACAGTTGCATTCAAGCTAATCCAAGACAAAGTTGCAGCAGTAGCAGCAACCAATAAATTATTTACAGGTGATATTTTAATCAACAACCTAACTCCGATTAACGGCGCGGTTGGCGATATGTCCACACAGGATATTACATTTACTGTAAACTCAGTTGTAACAGTAGCCGACACCGGCACGTTCTAATTTAACAAAGGGGCAAAAATGGCAAAGCTAATTATTACTAGGGCAGATGGCACTAAGTCTGATCATCAGATTACGCCAGCAGTAGAGTACGCTTTTGAGCAGCAGTTTCGCAAAGGCTTTCATAAAGCCTTCCGCGAGGATGAAAAGCAAGAGCATATTTATTGGCTTGCATGGGAATGTCTACGCCGCGCTGATGCGCCTGATGTCAAACCTTTTGGCTCAGCGTTTCTTGATACTTTAGCTGCGGTAGATGTGGTGGCAGACGATTCCCCAAATGGCTAACGCGCGATTCCTTCACGTATAGGGTTGCTCAGCTGAGTATCCATACTGGAATTGCGCCTAGCGAGTTTATTAAGATGGACACAGACTTGCTTAAGGCTTTCTATGAAGTCCTAAAGCAACAGGCGAAAGAGCGAGAGAATGCCAATCGTAGTAGAAGGAATCGTAGGGCTTAGAAAAGCTTTGCGAAATTACGATACTAACTTGCTTAAAGAGTTTGATAATAAAGTTAAAGCAGAACTCAAGCCGATTGTAAATGATGCAAGAAGCAAAGTGCCTAATTCTGCACCTGGCAATCTGTATAACTGGACAGACACAGGCAAAGAACGTAAAAGCCGAACAGGCCGAGCAAGGGCGTTTCCTAGTTACAATGCTAGTTTAATAAAAAAAGGTTTGACCTATTCACTAGCAAAAAATAGGCAAGACAAAACTGGCTTTGTGTCTATGTTTACTTTGTTTAATAGATCAGCGGCAGGTGCGATAATTGAAACTGCTGGCAGAGCAAACCCATCAGGATCATCACGAAGCGAATCAAATAACCCAAATGCTGGTCGTACCTTTATTGGTGCTATGAATGATATTGGTGGCTTAAAAGATTACAAAGGGCAAGGACAAAAAACAACAGGCCGATTATTGTTTGCAGCGTATTGGCGTAACCGAGGCAAAGCCTTAGAAGCAATTATGAAAGCAATTGAGGTTGCAAATGTCCAAGTAGGTCGGGAAATTGACAAGAGCAAGAAATTGGTGGCGTAATGGCTTCTTCAGATATTCTAATTAATATCATTGGACAATTCCAAAAAAAGGGATTTAACGATGCAGATAAAGCATTTGGCAAGCTAGAGAAAAGCGCCAAGTCATTAGGCCGCGTAATAGGCGTTTCTCTAAGTGCTGCTGCTATAACTGCTTATAGTAAGAAAGCAATATCTGCTGCAAATGCAGACATCAAATCACAAAGACTTTTAGCTGTATCACTTAACAATGTCGGTTTGGCTTACGCTAAAGTAGATGTTGAACAATTCATACAAAGATTGCAAGAACAAACAGGTATTTTAGATGATGAGTTAAGACCTGCATTTGCTCAGTTAGCACAAATAACAGGATCAGTTCGCCGTTCCCAAGAGTTGCTTGGACTTGCTTTTGACGTTTCTGCTGGCTCAGGCAAAGACATTAATTCCGTTGTTGATATTTTGACTAAAGCATTTTTAGGCAATACAAAAGGTTTGAAATCTTTAAACTTAGCTTACACAGATGCCGAACTCAAGGCGATGGATTTCAATAAAGTTGTAACAATTCTATCTCAGCAGTTTGCAGGCCAAGGCGCAGCTTCAGTTGAAGGCTTTGAAGGCAAGATGAACTTGCTCAATGTTGCAGCTTCCAATGCAACAGAAACAATTGGCGTGTCTTTAATAACTGCACTTGAGTTGTTATCAGCCGATAATTCTATTGAAACTGCTACAAAGAAAATGAAAGGTTTTGGAGATGCTATTGCCAATAATATTACGGCAACAGCATATTTGATTAGAGAATTAGGCAAGATACCTGGCGCAGGTGTTCTAGGCAATATATTTGGTTTTATTGAAGATCGGATTTCTTTCTTCTCACCTTCCAATGCCGCTAACCTGTTAAAACAGATTAAAGGCTTTCAAGGTATGGGCAACATATCTGTTACAAAATCTAGCCAAGATACACAAAAGGCACAGATTGATGAAGCAAGACGAGCCGAAGAAGCAGCTCTAAAACGCCAAAAAGAAATCTTGGCATTGTTAAAACAACAAACTAAACAACAAAAAGCCATGGCTGCTGCTGCCAAAAAACAGAAGCAAGAAGAAGGCATTTTATCCGAAATCAATAAGCGATTTGAAATGGATCGTATACAAATTGCTGCTGCCCTAGGCGGTCAGATTAATGACGTAGAACGCCTACGCTTAGAGCTAATGCAGGCCATTCTTGATGAGGATGTAAAGCGAGCCATTATTCTTGAAGGTCAGTTAATCAAGGCTGAGGCTGAGGCTAAGGAACTAGCTATGTTGCTAGATAGCCTAGATGAAATGGTTGGAGATCCGTTTGCTGATTGGCCTGGCACTATCACACGGATTAAGGAATTACTTAAAACACTTAACATTAAAATACCTATTGAAACCCTATTTGCTGAAAAAGGGTTAAAACTAGACCAAGAAAAGATGACAGTTACTAAGCTAGACCGCATGGATGTAAACGCCAATAATGTTTACATAAATGGTCAACTAGCTAATCAAAATACGGGAATGTCAAGTGCTGGTTGGCCTGAAGAAAAAGAAACACCTGGCACATTGGCACACGCTACAGCAGTTGCAATAAGAGCGGAAGCTGTTGCTGATAATGCAGAAGCTTTACTTGCTGAATCTGAAGCAGCCCTAGCGGCCGCAGAGGCAGCAGCAGCTTTAGCAGCCATTGAGAATGAAGCCAACGCTGCTGCTTTAGCTGATTTATTCGCTAAGTTAGGTTTAGATTCTGAAGGCAATCCAATTACAATAAACGTAACTGTGGAAGGCAACGTAACAACGGCTGAAGATTTGGCTGAGGTCATCACAGACATTCAATACACTTATCAAAAGACCGGCAAAGGATTGCTGTTGCAAAGTAGGGCCATTTAATGCCAGCACCTACGCTGCGTGTATTTGTTGACTTTGATAGCGATACCGCTTTTGAAATCAATCCTTTAATTTTAGGCAGCGCTACTGAGGGCATACTAGATACCAACACACTTGGCTCAGGCACATTGCCACTTGAGATTACAAACCTTGTTAGCAAGGTATCCATTAGGCGTGGTCGTAATCGCATCACATCTCAATTTGAAGCTGGCACAGCAAATGTAACTTTGTTTGATCAGAATGGTGATTGGAATCCCACTAACACGGCAGGTTTGTATTATCCCAATTTAGTGCCACTTAGGCAGATTATTATTTACGCAACTTATGCCACAAATAACTATTTTCTATTTTCAGGCTTTATCACAAACTATGACACAGGCTTTAAGCAAGGCAACGATGAGCTAAGCACAGTTACCCTGCGCTGCGTAGATGGCTTTAAGTTGCTTGCGGGCTCGGGCATTGACACAGTTCCAGGATCAGGGGTTCAATTATCAGGGGCTAGAGTAAATGCCATCCTAGATGACATTGAATGGCCTTTAAGCCTACGCAACATTGATGCAGGCGATTCAACCCTGCAAGCCGACCCTGGCACAGACAGAGATGCCCTTCAGGCGCTGTTTAACGTAGAACAGAGCGAGTTTGGCGGCATTTTCCTAGATGGTAATGGCAAGGTCAATTTTGTAAGCCGTAATGAGCTTATAGCTGCTCCAGCATTCCCGGTCTATGAGTTTAGTGATCAAGGCACAGACATTTCCTACACTAATGCAGTAGTAGCGTTAGACGATACTACGCTGATTAATGACGTAACTATCACACGTTTAGGCGGTACAGCTCAGAATGCCTTTGACCAAGATTCAATTGATAAGTTCTTTCTTCATTCAGGCACACGTTCAGGCATATTAGTACAGACAGATGCAGAGGCTTTGAATCAAGCTCAAGGCATTCTAGCGACACGCAAAGACCCTGAGATACGCATAGATAGCATTCAGCTCAACCTTTACGATGATGCTAACCCCAATAAGCCATTGGCAGGGGTAGACATAGAATTACTTGATGGAGTAACAGTTACTAAGACCACCCCAGGCTCTACCAGCGTTGTTCAATCAAGCCTGGTAAATGCTATCCATCACGACATTACCAAGTCATCCTGGATGACTACCCTATACACCACCGAACCACTATTAGCAGGCTTTGTCCTAGATTCCGATGTATCGGGTATACTAGGTGAAGACGTGCTGAGCTACTAAGGAGAATAAATGGCAGGCGCAGGATATAAGCTCTTTAACACAGGCGATGTGTTAACGGCAGCTCAGGTTAATACGTATTTGAATGAGCAAACAGTTATGGTGTTTGCAGATTCAGCAGCTAGAACTACTGCACTTTCAGGTGTTCTTTCTGAAGGAATGGTCAGTTACTTACAAGATACCAATGCTGTTGAAGTTTACAATGGATCAGCTTGGGTAAGTCTTGCTGCCGACCAAACACCACTTACAACTAAGGGTGATTTATTTACCTTTTCAACACAAGATGCGCGCCTAGCAGTAGGAAACAACGGCGAAACACTCGTTGCAGATAGTTCCACTAGCACAGGCTTACGATGGAATCCAACCGCCACAATGGCTAATCCAATAATTAACGGCGGAGTGGATATATGGCAGCGAGGAACATCTTTTACAGGTTCTAACACCTACATCTATACCGCTGACCGATGGGCTTGGCGCGACACTTCTGGCGGATTACAAACTATTGGTCAAGTTACTTCATCTTTGCCAGATGGTTTTCAATATGGAATTAGAATGGGTCGCAATAGTGGCGTTACAAGCACAAGCGCACAATTACTGCAACTTCCATTAGAAACACCAAACTCAATTCCTTATGCAAATCAAACAATCACAATGTCTTTTTATGCTAAAAAAGGCGCAAACTTTTCTCCGACTCAATTATCGGTAATTTTATATTCTGGCACAGGCACTAATCAAAGTGTTGGTGGCACAACTGGTGGTGCTGGCTCTTGGACAGGTTCTTCAGCAATTATTAACACAAGCATTGCTGCTGCAACATTAACGACTTCTTGGGTTCGTTATTCTTACACAGTAACAGTTGGTTCAACAGCAACTCAACTTGCCCCACATTTTCAAACAACAGGTGTAGGAACTGCTGGTGCTGATGATTTTATTTACCTAACTGGAGTTCAGATTGACTTAGGCTCAGTAGCCCTACCCTTCCGCAGAAGCGGTGGCACACTCGCAGGGGAGTTAGCCGCGGCGAGCCGTTATTATCAGCGATTCACTGCTTCAGCCAATTATTCGCCAATTTTCCCAAGCGGTTATGTGGACACCTCAACATCTGTGGTCAATCAAGCGTTTTTCCCTGTCCGTATGAGAACTAAACCGTCAAGCGTAGAATATGCAAACGCAAGAATAGTTGATTCGGCTGGTTCCACATATAACATCTCTGCTATTGCATTGACGGCAAATGTAACTGAACATATTGCCGAAATACAATCTACGATAACGGGCGGAACTGGTGGTCGTTATTGCTATATCCAAGCAAACAATAATGCAGGAGCCTATGTCGGCTTCAGTGCGGAGTTATAGAAAATGAGCGATATACAAATTATTGAAGTTGAGGAACGCTTCAGCGGTGAACTTGTAGAACACATCATCATTGACAGAGGCAATGGAGAATTTACCTCAATGCCAAAGGCAGTCTGGGACGAGCAGCAGAAGGCAGCCGAACTAGGCGGAACACTCTAATAGGATTATGCCTAAACTTTGCAAAGCCGGTCAGCAATTACGCGAACAAATAGATGATGCGTTCCCCGATAGAAGTAGAACTGCACCAGAGGGGTGGCTCGGTGATCAACGTCATGCAGCGCGTAAGTCCGATCACAATCCAACTGCTGAAGGCATTGTTCGTGCCATTGACATTA